GTTGACGGACTTATCAAGGACCTAGAGCCTAGATTTAAAAGTCTTTGCTATAGAAACTACTGTGATGGGCCTATTCCCAAAGATCAGGCGGAAAAATTCCGTATAGTATTTTTCTTTGATAATTAAGGATTTAAAAATGACCAATATAACAACAATTACCGCCAGACTAAGCCGCATTCAAAAGCAGCTTAAAGCACCAAAAGAGAAGAATAAGAACGTGTCCTATAGCTCACGTTCCGCAGAGCAAATCCTTGAGGCAGCTAAAGAGCATCTGGACGAAGGGGAGTATATAACTTGTTCCGATGAAATCCGGAACGTAGGCGACCGCTATTATGTCATGGCGACAGCTTCATTCGGATTCGGCTCCGAGGTTGCATCCAGCATAGGTTGGGCGCGGGAAGAAGAAGTTAGCCGCGTCATGGCTGGACCGCAGTTGACTGGTTCCTCTAGCTCATACGCCCGTAAATACGCTTTGGGAGGGCTTCTAGCTATTGACGATAGCAAGGATGATCCAGACAAGAATAAGCATGAGCCAGCACCGGAAACCGATAAGGGTCAGCCAGAAAAAGAGCAACCTAAACCGGATGACCGATACAAAAACGCCAAATCTTATCAGGCCGACATTGTTAACCGTATCAGCTTATGCAAGTCAGTAGATGAACTTGAAGTTTTAATGAATAACGAACACGACAAGCTAGAGCGCATTAAAGAAAACTATCCTGATTTGTGGGAAGCTATTGAATATCAGGAAAATTCGGTGCGAGATGGCGGGCCTATAGCTAATCCAATATTGAAATTTGCCAGCGTAGGGGATGCCGAATTATGGGCAAAAAACCGGACGGAGTTTCTTGATTTGTCCGATTTACAATGGCCTGACTTGGAGATTTTCGAGCGTGAATTTATGCCATTTTTAATCTCGAAGGACGGAAAGCCCAGCGCGTTGGATAAAACCCTAAGCGCAGCGAAATACCAGCGAGAAGGAAAATCACCCTCCGAAAGAATTTTGGAAAAATTTAAATTCAAATTAACAGCACTGCAAGGAAACCAGATATGAGCAAGGTATTAGAGATTAAAAAATGAAAGAAGATGAAATAAAATATTGTCCTTATTGTGGAGGCGCAGGATTTACCGAAGAAGTGCGAGCGGTATGCTGTGGTCGCGGTCAATATGAATGTTGCGGCGATCCTGATCCTGAATACTATCAAGAGCCATGTCAGGCTTGCCAGACAACGGGGCTTTTATGAAACAAGCCAAGGATAAAGTCTGGGAAATAGCAATCCAGTTAGCCAATCCAGAAATGGACCGCGCCGACAGGGAAATCATGTACAAAAACATGCTGGCAATCGTTAGGGACGCGCAACGTGGCAAGAAACCGCCGAGAGTAACGCCTGACACGTTTTTGGCGTTCTGGACCTTATACCCGCTCAAGGTTGCCAAACAGCCAGCAGAAAAGGCCTACATGACCGCCCTGAAAGCAACAGACCATGAAACAATTATTAAAGGCGTAAACTGGTACATAGCCAATAAAGATGAAAAACTATCATGGGCGCACGCTGCAAGCTGGCTTAATGCTAGGCGGTGGGAGGATGGGCAGTTAGAAGTTAATCATGCCGCGCCTATGGACATAAGCGAATGGCCTGAATGGAAAAAACAAATAGCCAAGGCATTAAACCCCGTAATAGTTAATACATGGTTTAAGGACGGTTTTTATACTCATGGTGGATACGGTGCACAAATAACTTTACCGAAAGCGCAGTACCAGTGGGTAAAGGATAGATACAAGATTGATCTTCAAAATATATTCGGTGATATAGAAATATACCAAAAATAAGGTATCTAAATACCGCACTATTTTTCTTGATTAACCTGAAATTTAAGTTTTAAATAAAAAAACGACCCGAAGTCCTCTGGCGGATTCCTTCGAGCCGTAAATTTGTATTACCTAGTAAAGATTATATAATTATTATTTCTTTACTGTCAAACACAAATTTCCCCGATATTCCGCCCAGCGTGTTACCCGTTCTCCGTATGGCTCCGGCCTAAAGAACTGGTTTTTGTTAGCCTTCTTTACCTATAGACAAAATAGGGTTTCCGAGGCGTTCGTAGGGTAGGGTTTGCCCGAAGGACAGAATTACAGACCTGTATGATCCAAATGCTGCCCACGGCTTGTATAGTGGGGATCAGCGAGCGGCACTCGATAAAATGTATCTGTAAGGATTTAACAAAGTAAAAGACAACCTGGCCGAACCGCATTGCTCCCATAGGGATCAGGTCTTGCGGAAAGCGGAACTGTGCCTAAAGTATGAATTAAAACAAGGGTTTGACATCCCCCATCAGGAAAGGGTAGAAGGGTACATGGAAAACGAGGAGTTCAAATTAGCACTAAGCCAGATTGAAGAATCCTACAGAACCGCGCTAAGGTGTTTCGTAAAATACCTACAAGACGACTGGAAACTTGAACCGAATGAAAAATGGCCCCACGCAGAACCCGTTCCATCCGATGATTTCCGTTCAGGTTACGAATCGGCAATGAGGAGCCTAGATGGTGCGCTCGATTTGTTCATGGATGAAAATCTGCATCAATAACCAAACCTTTTTTTTTGGGAAATAGTGAAAATAAATTATTATTTGTAACTTTTATTGTTGACACTATCTGAATATGTGTTACATTAAAGTTATCAACCCGCCAAGGAGGCCACGATGCAACACTCACTTACCACTTCCGAATTTACTAACCTCATCTCCGGCCTTGGAGCGTCTAAACTGCCAGTTGCGCAACCTACCTACGCATACACCGCGTATTCCGATGCTGGCGTAAAATCCACACAATTCCTGCGCGTTGTGCGCGGTTCTGAACTTGGTACGGTTAACTTCTACTGGACGGGGCAATAATGCAAACGACACGGGAAGCAGAATTATTGCGGTTATTTTCCACAATCCGCACGGCAATTACCACGTCGAACGGCGATATATTTCTGGAAGCAGATACAGCATTGGATAGAGTTGAAGAAATAACACTCAAAGAATTTTATGGTGAGTTTTGGGCTTGCAAGAAAGAGGGAGAATAAATGCTTACCAAACAACCGCAAGTTGATAGCAAAGTTAAATATGACCGAGATGGCGAAATTTATAAAGTAACCGGAGTCGATAAAAGTATTATGTATTTACTATCTTTGGAAACGGGACAGAAAACTTCTGCCATTTGGCAATTTAAAGATAAACTTAACGAATGTTTTTCGGAGGCATGAAATGGCTAACAAGCATCCAAGCATAAAGGAAATGGGGAAATTTGCCAGTTTCATGGAAGAGATTGAAAAAACGCACGAATGGGATGAAAAAAAGAAAGACTTTGTTAAACGCGCCCGTGGCCGCCCCAAAAAAGCCCCCACAGTCGTTATTCGGGTTCCTGCGGATAAAGTGGCGCAGATTAAATCCATGCTGTCTGGGGAGGAAAAATCAGCCCAATAATTTATTTTAAAAAACTGCTTGACGATGGGGGAGGATGGTTAATTCCCTTTAACTTTTTTGTAACACTTCGTGATAATTTCTGTTACGAATACCCTTGAGATTTACGGTCTTTCTGTTACATTATTTATAGAACAAAGGAACACGGAAATGAAAATTTACAAACTCACAGACGGAATTGAATATTGGTACGACAATTCATACAAAACTTGGTATGCAGCGAAGTTTGATGCAGAAGGTAACCAAATCGGTGATTCAATCAATTCATATCAAAAAGCAGATATTATCTGGCAAGCACAGAGGGACCTATAGTGGAAAAGAAAATAGGAAGGCCGAAGGGCGAACCGACAAAGGTAATGCGTATTCCGGTTAAATTTGTTGAACAGGTTTTAAGACTGATAAAAAAGAAGCCGTGACTAACAAGTAAAACCAGTAACAGAAATTAAAGGGATTTTTTTTATGCAAAAAATTTGGTGCATATTTTCCGTTGATAATAATTACGACCAGCCAAGCAATAATCTTGTTTGTTGGTTTCATGGAAAACCAAAGCCGCAACAAATATCTTCTGCGCTTGGCGTTCCTGATTTTGAAAAAGCCAGTGATGATTTTATAATAGGAGTAGTAAAGATATCCAGAGGGGAAGAATTTAGACAAGGCGAAACTGATTACAGGCTTGAAGAGGTTGCTGAATCAAAATGCCTTTAACCAACACTCAGAATGGAATTGAGAAGGGAAATATGACTAATGGATAAAGAATGCGGAGTGTGTAAAAAATATCCAATATCTGAGAGGCCTTATACCAGCTGTTATTGCAGAAATGGTATTGAAAGAAATGAGACCGATAATGGATGGAAGTCAATTGAAACTGCACCAAAAGACGGAACTGTTATTTTAGTATCTGCGCCAACTGAAGTGTATGGCTATGTTATTGGAACATCGTATTTCGTTCCAGATTTTGAGGGTAACTGGATTAGTGCTGCTATTTCTGGCGGTGTATACTTGAATTTAGCCAATCCGACTCATTGGATGCCTTTGCCAAATCCGCCGCAATCAGAGATCACACGGGGAGGGAAGGGATGAATAAAGTGAAAATGGCATACGAGTTGTTTGAAAGTGACGATCATCGTGGCGGTTCATGGGCTGGCGGATTTAATCAACGTGTCCTTGGCGACTTAGATATTCATGGTCGGCAGTACTGGGATTTTGGTCCTCGTTATGCAGGATTCCAACACGCACAAAAGATGATTGACGATGGAAAGATTTATTACCGTCATATTTTCCCGCACGATTGCAGTGGAACGTCCTTTTCCTACGGTGGCACACAAGTATGCAACACTTGCGGGCAAAGCAGGTTAGACAAGCCTTGGTGGAATATCCGCATAACCAAAGACGGAAACGCTTTTATGGTGGCGGGTGAAGGTTTTGAAGATTTGCAAGCGTCCGATAATTACGCATTTGGCGACACGAAAGACGAGGCCCTAGCGAATTACCAGAAGCTTATGGAATCCGCCTCATGACCCAAGCCCTAACCAAATACAGGAACGCAACGAGATGAAGTGTCCAGATTGCCAGAAAGAGTTTAGTCCAGAAGAAACTGATATTATAGTTAATGGATTTTCATTCCGTTATATTCATTCTAACTGCGAGGCAAAACCATGTGGAAACCAATAGAAAGCTGCCCTAAAAATGTTTATGTTTTGGTTGCTGATGGCATGTCTTATTGTGTTGTAAGGTTTGAACCGGGAACCCGCAAAGATGGTAGTACATATGAGCTAGTACACGCTGATGGCGTATCGGGTTATGAATTTGAGGTGCAAGAAGAATGGACTTATTGGATGCCACTTCCACCATTGCCTAATTCAATTGATGAAAGGAACGCAACCGATGTCTAGTGAATGGAAACCTATTGATACGGCTCCGAAGGATGAAGGAAAAACTATTTTCGTTTGTCGCCACAAGGATAAGAAACACGTTCAATTTGAGGCAGCGTTCTTTTACGAGAGCGAAGAACGGGATGGCGCACATGTTTATGCCCCTGCTTACTGGTCTTTGCAGAATATGACAATAGACCAGCCAATAGATGATGATTATTCGGATTATGAATGGTCGCCCATACCCGCGCACGATCAGGAAAGGAATGAGGGATGAGTAAGATTTACGTTCCGCAATTTGTTGTTTTTGGCACACCGCAAAAGCCGCTAGAGTTTGAGAAGGTCTGCGACCCGACCAACTGGCTACCAGAAACCATCCCCCCGTTGGAGAATGAAGCTTGATTAGAAATGACTTGCAAATAGTCATAACTTAAATTAGCCTGAAAATTACAGATTGATGCAGGCAGAAAATGAAGTTTGAGCAAGGAAAGTCAGGAAACCCCTCTGGAAAGCCCAAGGGAGCCGTAAATAAGGCCACACAAGCGGCCCGTGAAGCAATTGGTATGTTTGTTGACGGAAACGCGCATCGCCTTCAGGAGTGGTTAGATCGCATTGCAGACGATGACCCTGAAAAGGCGTTTAGTTTATTTCAGTCGGTAATTGAGTACCACGTTCCAAAACTTGCCCGTTCAGAAACCAAGATCGAGGGCGAAATAACCCATAGAGGGTTAGTCATTGAGCGAAGTAAGGATTAAGCTACACCCAAAGCAGTTTCAGGTGTTTGATAGTGAAGCCACGGAAATATTATATGGTGGCGCAGCAGGGGCTGGTAAATCCATGCTTATGCGGGCAATTGGAATAGCCCTTACATTCGATATACCTAATCTTCAAGTTTACTTATTCCGCCGCACATATCCCGATTTGATCGCTAACCATATGAACGGGTCCGGTTCGCTGCCTGAATTGTTAGGCCCATTCATTCAAACAGGTCAATGCAAGCTCAACCTGACGCGGAATGAAATCGAGTGGAGTAACGGGGCAAAGATACATTTATGCCACTGTCAGCATGAGCAGGATGTTTTGAAATACCAAGGGGCGGAGATACATGTTCTGCTCATTGACGAACTTACTCACTTTACGGAATACATGTACAGGTTTTTACGTAACAGGGTTCGTCTTGGCGGTTTAATAGCCCCGCCACAATGGGCTTCAAGATTGCCGCTTATCCTATCAGGATCAAATCCCGGCGGCGTAGGCCATCAGTGGGTAAAGAGAACATTCATTGACATGTCCGCGCCTATGGAAGTCAGACGTATGCCAGCGAATGAGGGGGGCATGTTAAGGCAATTTATTCCAGCGCGTTTAGAAGATAACCCTACGTTGACAGAGAACGACCCCGGATATGTTGACCGTCTATCTGGCTTGGGTTCTGAGTCCCTTGTACGCGCCATGCGTGAGGGTGACTGGAATATAACGGCTGGGGCCGCGTTTGAAAAACTATCCAAGGCAAAGCACAGTGTCCGCCCATTCGCTATACCTAACCACTGGACCAAGTTTACATCCCTCGACTGGGGAACAGCCAAGCCTTATGCAAATGGCTGGTTCGCTGTGAATGATGAGGAGGTTATCGTTAAGGCAAGGGGAACAGAGCCAAGCGTATATATTCCGCCGAATAGCATAATCATGTATCGTGAGTTATATGGCTGGAATGGTAAGCCTAACGAGGGAAGCCGCGAAGAATCTTGGCAAGTGGCAAAGAAGATAATAGAGGCTGAAAACAAGGACGAACACATTGATTACCGTATCGGGGATAGTGCGATGTGGGCGGAACATGACGGGCCAAGTGTTGCAGAGAACTTTCGTAAATGCGGCGTTGCATTAGAGCAATCCAGAAAAGACAGAACGGCGAATTATCTTGAGTTTCGTAACAGGCTAGACCCTGACGAGGATATGCCGGGGTTCTTCATATTTGAAAGCTGCCATCATTTCTGGCGCACTGTTCCAGATTTGCAGCTAGATGAACGCAACCCAGAGAAAGGCCCTGACACAAGCCAAGAGGATCATATTTGGGATGCCGTTGCTTACAGTATTGTTTCCCGCCCCGTTACATGGACCAAATCCCAGCGCGTTAAAGTTGACTATGAGGAGGCGCGTGATAAGGCATTTGAAGCGGACAGAGGTTCAACTGGTAAATCAAGGTATTGACTTTGACAAATGCTTTAAGTTATGGTTCTCGGGACTGAGGAGATTTGATGAGATACGACCAGATATACAGACTGATTGATTTGTTTAAGCCTACAATAATTATTGAAATTGGTTCATGGAATGGCGACAACGCTGTTCGTATGATACAAGCCGCACAAAAGCATAATCCCGACATCGAATATATTGGCTATGATTTGTTTGAAGAGGCTTCAAGTGAAACCGATGCAATAGAGTTCAATGTTAAGCCTCACAACTCACGCGATGCAGTAGCAGATAAAATCCAGCATTATTGCCCACGGGCTACCGTTAAACTAATTAAAGGTAACACCCGCGAAACACTAAAGTCCAATCCTCCTATGGGGGATTTTTGCTATATTGACGGCGGACATTCCCTAGAGACAATTGCGAATGATTATCAACTAACCAGTCACATTCCTGTGATTGTGTTTGATGATTATTACATTGCGGATGCACAGGGCAAGTGTCCTGACTTGAATGAGGTAGGATGCAACAAGCTTGTATCTGGTTTGACAGGTTGTTACGTCCTGCCTGATGCTGACCCGATTAAGGGTGGCGGTTTAACTCAATTGGTGATGAAGATATGATCGACTACCTTGCGCTAGCTATAGCCTTGACGGCTTTATTCATCGCATTGGTGGCTATATGAAGATTGTGCTTGTTTCGGGTGGCTTTGATCCTATCCATTCGGGTCATATCGCTTATATCCATTCCGCCGCAGAACATGGCGATGTTTGGGTATTACTTAATTCAGACGACTGGCTCATGCGTAAAAAGGGTTACAAGTTTATGGATTGGCAAGAGCGAGCCGCTGTTCTTATGGGTATTAAAGGCGTTAAACGTGTCATGGCTGTTGACGACACAGACGGAACGGTTTGTGAAGGCATCAAGAAAGCCCGTGACATGGGTATGACAATTGTCTTTGCCAATGGCGGTGACCGACTGCCGGAGAACACGCTAGAGGTTGAGTTATGCAAAAAGCTAGACATTGAGATGATATTCAATTGCGGCGGCGGTAAAACACAATCATCAAGTGAGTTGGTTAATGCAGTTAAAGCGTAGGCCATGGGGCTGGTTCCTGACATTACTAGACTATCCCACATTCAAAGTTAAAATCCTTATCGCAAGCTACGCAGAACCTGAATGGGCCTATAGTTATTGCTTTATAAAACCAGAAGACGCTGGAATGTCCTTCATATTTTATTTTCCAAGTAAACGGAATAAATGTTATCCCAATAGTCCAATGCGGTATGTTCATTTTCTTTCTATATCATCCTCGCGGCAATTACCCATTTGTATCTCTAAAACAATAGTCGGCTTTATAGCAATGTATTGATGCCACTCTCTAACCGCTACATGCATGTGTTCACCAGACTTGACAGATTTTATACTTTCAATCTTGAATCCTTTAGAAAATATACCGTTACCTTTAAGAAATAACCAAAGCTCGGAGCGTTCTCTATGTCGTTGTAGGGAGCATGATTTATTGGCATGGAAGCGAAGGATTTTAACTTTGAATGTGGGATAGTCTAGTAATGTCAGGAACCAGCCCCATGGCCTACGCTTTAAC